TAGAAGCCCATTATGAGATAACCCAAAGCACTATTAGGGGTAAAAATGGGACAGAGTTCATCTTTGCTGGTATCAAGAACAACATCAATGGTCTAAAAAGTATCGAGGGAATAGATTACTGTTGGTGCGAGGAGGCAAACAATATCTCCAAGCTATCTTGGGATATTCTCATTCCTACCATTCGCAAAGAAAACTCAGAGATATGGATTACCTTCAATCCAGAATTGCCTACTGATGAAACCTATAAGCGGTTCATCCTCAATCCTCCTGATAATGCTGTAGTGCAAAAGGTGAACTGGAATGACAATCCTTGGTTCCCTGCTGTTCTAGACCTTGAGAGGCAGTCCTTAATGAATAGGGATTTTGAGGCTTATCAGAATGTCTGGGAAGGCTTTACAAGGTCAACCATTGATGGAGCTGTATTCGCTAGAGAAATGCAAAGGGCAGAGGCAGACAACAGAATCTGTAATGTCCCCTATGACCCAGTTAAGCCAGTTTTGGCTGTATTTGATATTGGGTGGGCAGATGCAACAGCTATTTGGTTTGTACAGTTTATAGGCATGGAAACTAGGCTTATTCGGTACTATGAAACCACTCAGACCACTATCAGCGAGATATTGGCTAAGATGCAAACTTTTGGCTATGTCTATGAAACCTTGTATTTGCCTCATGATGCTCAAAACAGAACCATACAATCTAATGGTAGAAGCCTTGAGGAGATAGTCAGAGCCTCTGGATACAATGTCCGAATCATTGAAAGAACTCCTATTGCAGACTCTATTAATGCTGCTAGGACAATCTTTAACTCATGCTATTTTGATAAGACCAATACTGTTGCAGGATTAGACTGCTTGCGACATTATCGGTATGATGTAGACCCAGATACTAAGCAATTTAGTCAAAAACCAGTTCATGACAATTATTCGCATGGAGCTGATGCTTTTAGGTATATTGGGCTTATGATTCAAGAGAAGAAAATAGTCAAAAGAAAACCAGTCGATTACAATATTTCAAGCTGGATGGGCTAATAAAGGAACTAATATGGCAGTCTATGACTCAGGCAATGGTGGTGTTTACTCTACCGAATATGGCGATGACTATGAATCAGGAGTAATCGAGGAAGCTAAAGAGTTTTTGCGCTTTTGCTCTGATAATGATTCAAATAACCGAGTTGAAGCCTTAGATGACCTTAAATTTGCAGGTGGTGACCAATGGCCTGTAGAGATTCAGAACTCTAGGCTACTTGAATCTAGACCTTATCTGACCATCAACAAGATTGATGCTTATTGCCGACAGATTACTAACCAACAAAGACAGCAAAGACCTAGGATGAAGGCTCATGGTATGAATACCGAGTCCGATGAAAAGGTAGCAGAAGTCATTACTGGCATCCTAAGACATATTGAAAACCAATCAGATGCAGACTCAGCCTATGACAATGCCTTTGATTTTGCAGTTCGCATGGGATGGGGATATTGGAGAGTAGTTCATGACTATCCAAGTCCTGATTCTATGGACCAAGAAATCTATATTAAGCGCATTGAAAACCCATTTATGGTCTATTTTGACCCTAATTCGACTCAACCTGATGGTTCTGATGCCGAAAAATGCTTGATTACTGAAGTCATTAGCAAAGAAGTATTTCGCAAGATGTATCCTGGTGCTGATGATGGAGCAGGGTTTACCCCAAGAGGTACAGGGGATTCCCAGTCAGAATGGATTACTAAAGAAGATATTCGAGTAGCAGAGTTCTTTTATACAGAACATACTCGGATGAAACTATTGCTTTTATCTGATGGCACTACTTGCTATGAAGATGAAAAGCCTAAAGAAACTGTCATGCAAGATGCTGGCATTTATGTAGTTTCTAAGCGAGAAACCATTAAAAAGCAGATTAAATGGTGCAAATTGACAGGAATGGAAATTCTTGAGCAAAAGGATTGGGTCGGTAAATACATTCCAGTTATTCCTGCTTATGGTCAGCAGCTTATTGTTGATAGCAAAAAGAAAAAGTTTGGCCTTACTCGAATGGCTAAAGACCCACAAAGAATGTACAACTTCTGGTCAACTGCCCTTACTGAATCAGTTGCTCTTGCTCCTAAAGCTAAGTTTTTGCTTGCTGAAGGTCAAGATGAAGGTCATGAAATGGAGTGGAATACTGCCAATATTAAGTCTATGCCTGTATTGCGCTATAAGCAAAAAGACTCAGAAGGAATGATGGCTCCTGTTCCTACAAGGATTCAGCCTGAACCTCCTCCTACTGGTATGGTTACTGCATTGCAAGGCTTAAACAGCGATTTAATGGCTGTAGTGGGCATTTATGACCCTTCTATGCTTCCTCAAGGCAATCAGTCTGGCAAAGCCATTAATGGTCAACAACAACAGACCGACATGACTAACTTTCACTACTATGACAACCTGACTAGATCAATTCGTCAATGTGGTCGCATTTGTTTAGATTTGATTCCTCATATCTATGACAAAGAGCGAGTAATGAGAATTATTGGAGCTGATGGTAAAGGTGAGCTAATTACTATTAACCAAAAAGCCCAAGATGAACAAGGTGTAAAAAAAGTTTTAAATGATGTAACTGTAGGTCAATATGACATTGTGATGGAAACTGGTCCAGGCTATGCTTCTAAGCGACAAGAAGCAGTAGATTCTATGATGACTCTATTGACTGCTGACCCAGGCTTAATGCAACAAGCTGGTGACTTAATCTTTAGAAATATGGACTTCCCTGGTGCTGAAATTGTGGCTGACCGATTGGCTGCTGCTAACCCATTGGCTCAAATTGATGAAAAAACTGATATTCCACCTCAAGTCCAGATGCAACTCAAGCAGTCACAGATGACTATTCAGCAGTTGCAACAACAGATTCAACAAATGACTTTAGATATGAAGTATGGTGCTTCTGTTGCGCAGCAACAAGAAGAAGCAATGACTCAGCGCAAACAAATGGAATTGCAAGCTAAGATGCAAGATACTCAGATTAAAACTGATACTCAGGCTCATGACACAGTTATCAAGACTGAAACTCAGCTTGAAGTTGAAAGAATGAAGGCACAACTGGCTTTAGTCATGGCACAATTAGATTTAAGAACCGAAAGAGCAGCACTTGATGAAGCAATCGAAAGGGGCATTTAAATGAAATATGAAGATTTATCCGATGAAGCTCGTGAATTAGTCCTTCATGGTGACAATAGCGAGCATATGTATCGGTCAAGCTATGAACCAATTATGAAAAATTTGTCTAAAAAAATGGCAAAAGGTAAATATGATGAGGGCAAGGCTCGTAAATTATGGGGCTACCATGCAGACCGAGCAGCTCAGTCTTACCATAAAGAATTTGGCGAATCTTCTCATCCTTGGCATAAAATGTTTCCAACTGAACATCGCAAACAAGCTGCTAGTCATTGGGAAGCCAAACATCGTGAAGAATTAGGTGAATAATCAATATTTTTAATCGGAGAAAATTATGCCAGTAATCACCAGCGCAAATAGAAATAGATGGATGATGGAAGAAATGGCTCGGAGATCAGGCAAAAAACCTGCTCCAGCAGAAAAAACCAATCCATTTGAAGGTATGAGCAAGACTCAGCTTAAGGAACAAAAGGCTATGTTAAAAGAAGCATTAAAAAGTGCAGAGCCTGAATCAAAGGAATAAATAGACAATAATTAAATTTAGTAGTATTTTTAACTTAAATTGGAGCTTGAGAAATCATGGCCGATGTAAAAGAAGCAAGTAGTGTAGTAACAAGTGAAAATGCAACAACCTTTTATGCAGAAAGATTAGGTTTAGCTGATTCGGTAGAGCCAACTGAGGCTGAGTCTGTAAAGAAAGACCCAGAGCCAGAGCAAACTGAGCAGAGTGAACCAGAAGCTAAGGAAGAAGCTAAGGAAACAGAGAAATCTGAGAAGTCGAAAGAAAAGCTTAATAAGCGATTTGATAAGGTTAGTAAGCGAGCTCAGGAAGCTGAAGCTGCTGCTGCTGAACTTAGAGAAAAGCTAAAGGGATATGAAGCACAGGGAACTCAACCACAGACTGAAGCAAAAGTGTCTGTTGAAGGGAAACCTCAAGCAAGCCAGTTTAATGATGCCTTTGAATATGCAGAGGCTTTAGCAGAGTGGAGTGCCGAAAATGCTTTAAAGCAAAGGGATGCAGAGGTAGCTAATCAAAAAGCTCAAGAAGAAAGAGCCAAAGCTAATGAAGCTTGGAACAAGAAACTTGAAAAAGCAAAGGAAGCAATTCCTGATTTTGATAGGATGGTTAAGTCTAGTAATGTCATTGTTTCTGATGAAATTCGAGATTCCATCTTAGAAAGTGATGTAGGACCACAAATCCTATATCTATTAGCAACTGATGAAGAATTTGCTGATAAGTTGACAAAAATGCCAACTATCAAAGCCCTTAGAGAATTAGGCAAACTGGAGGCTAAGTTTGAAGCCGAGGATAAACCCAAAGCTAAAAGCGATAAGAAAGAAGCTGTTTCAAGAAGTACAGCACCTAGCCCTATTAGGCCTTTGACTGGTGGTAAAGCTGGTGCAGATGTATTAATGGACTCCAATGGTGAGTTTCATGGTACTTATGCACAATGGAAAGCTGCCAGGCAGTCTGGTAAGGTTAGATAAACCTAATTTTTTTGGAGATTTAAAATGTCAAATACCTTACTTACAATCAGTAAGATTACCAATGAGGCCTTAATGGTCCTCGAAAATGAATTAACTTTTACTTCTGAAGTAGATCGCAACTATGATGATCAGTTCGCTGTAGTTGGTGCGAAAATTGGCGCAACAGTCAATGTCCGCAGACCAGGTCGCTTTATCGGTACAACAGGTCCTGCATTAAATGTGGAAGACTTGAATGAAACTTCAGTACCAGTAACATTGTCAACTCAGTTCCATGTGGATACACAATTTACTACTCAAGACTTAGCTTTGTCTTTGGATATGTTCTCTGATCGCATCCTCAAGCCAGCAGTTGCTGCTATTGCCAACAAAATTGACTTTGATGGTACTACTACAGCAGCTTTGAATACAGCTAACATTGTAGGTACAGCAGGTACACCTCCAACTGGCTTGTATACATACTTGTCAGCTCAAGCTTACCTAGACTCTGAAGGTGCTCCTCGCGATGGTCGCAGAAGCTGTATTGTTGAGCCATTTACATCTGCAACTATTGTTGACAGCTTGAAGGGCTTGTTTGTACCAACAGAAGCGATTTCTAGTCAATATACAAAAGGCTTGATGGGTCGTGACTCTGGCGGTATGAACTGGAAGCTTGACCAAAACATCGTGTCACAAACTTTTGGTAACTTCTCTAGCTCTACTGTTACTGCTTCTGTAGCTACTACAACTGCTACTGGTTTCTTGACTTCTGGTTGGGCTTCACAATCCACAATCACTTTGACTGCTGCTAACACAGGCACAATCAACTTAAATGCTGGTGATACATTCCAAATTGCTGGTGTGTATGCAGTTAACCCACAGAATCGTCAGGCTTATGGCACAAACAAACTGCGCAGCTTTGTAGTTAAATCTGCTGTTTCAGTTGCTTCTGGTTCTTCTGTTTCTGTTACTGTTTCTCCTGCTGTTATTTCAGGTGGTCAGTTCCAGAATGTGTCAATTCCTACTGCTTCTGCAACTGCTGCTGTTACATTCTTTGCATCACAATACAATGCAAGTGGTTCTGGTGTAGTTTCACCACAAAACATTGTTATGCATCGCAATGCTTTCACAATGGCTATGGCTGACTTAGAGTTGCCTGAAGGTGTTCATTTTGCTGGTCGAGCTTCTGATAAAGAAATCGGTCTATCAATGCGAGTCGTGCGCCAATACACAATTAACAACGATAGTATTCCTACTCGAGTTGATGTGCTTTATGGTTGGGCTCCTTTGTATCCAGAACTTGCTTGCCGAGTTGCAGCTTAATAATTGCAGGGG